GGCGAAGTTGTTGCACCTAGCGACATACCGAACGCTCGTAACTTTGCGGCGGGGTCTTTGAATCTCAAAGATATGAAAGAGTTTCGCTCTCGCGCTAAGGACTTACGCTTTGTTGCGTATGACATCCAAGGCCGAGGCGACTCTAGCTTCCGCAGTGCTATGAAGTGTTTAAACCATCAAGGGTTTAATGTTATTACTCTCTTCGATGCATCTGGCTTCCCAACGGACGGCGAGGTGTTTAGAGTAGATAGCTATGACTCTTTCTATAAGATGGGATATACAGCTCATCATCCTCGAGGTGCTTTTGCTCTTAAAGAGCAGAAAGAGGGTGTATATACAGTATTGCTTGATGTTGTGTGGCAAGTAGGTAAATCTGGGGTGGTAAGCCCCGTAGGTATACTGAAGCCTGTCGAAGTGGGGGACGCACTTGTGAGCCGTGCAACTCTACATAACATCGAGTATATACGCTCTCTCAACCTAGAGATAGGTTGCGGCGTAGAAGTTATACGAAGCGGGGAAATTATTCCACGAATCGTCAGAAGAGTGGACATCGAGAAAAATAGTTCTTGACTTTTTGCTCAACTTCTCGTATAATATCTTTTCACTAATTCGGAGTAGTCCATGTTCCAAGAAATCTTACCTCCTACACATTGTCCTTCTTGTGACGGTGAGTTAGATTGGGTTAATGATTCCTTATACTGCCGTAACATTGCGTGCCCTGCACAAAATGCAAAGTCAGTGGAGCACTTCGCCAAAACTATGAAGATCAAGGGTCTCGGCCCTGCGTCTATTCAGAAACTTGGTTGGACTTGTCCGTCCGAAATTTACACTACAGATCGTAGTAGTATCTTAGCATCGTTGGACTCCGAGCTAGTGACAAATAAACTGCAAGGGCAAATTATGAATTCTCGTAACGCGCCCTTGGAGTTTCTTTTACCTGCGTTTGGTATACCCTTGATTGGAAACACGGCAACACGAAAGCTGTCTGAGACTATAAATTCTATATTTGAAATCAATGCAGACACTTGTGAGCGTGCCGGATTGGGCCCAAAAGCTACTGGTAATTTACTTAACTGGATGGCCCAAGAGTTGCCTAACTTCCTAGAAGTTATGCCACATGACTGGGAGTTTTCTAGTAATCCAATGCCTGCGAGTAAAGGCGCTGTGTGCATTAGTGGTCGATTGAAGAGTTTCAAGAGCAAAGCTGA